ACAAAAACAAGTTGATCCACCACTATTAGTTCCGGATGATGGCTTTTTACTTCCTGTAAGAACTGTGCCAGGTGGACTAAACTTTTATAGAAGTGGTACAAGAGATAGAATAGAACCATTAAACATAGGTGCAAACAATCCACTAGGTTTAAATATGGAAGAGCAAAGAAGAGACAGTATTAGAGCTGTGTTCTATGTTAATCAACTTATGATGCAAGATGGTCCGCAAATGACAGCAACAGAAGTTATACAAAGAAACGAAGAAAAGATGAGATTACTTGGTCCAGTATTAGGTAGATTACAATCAGAATTATTAAAACCATTAATTGATAGAGTGTTTGCAATATTACTTCGTAACGATATGTTACCACCAGCACCAGAGTTTTTATCTGGCAGAGACATAGAAATAGAATATGTATCACCACTTGCTAAAGCACAAAAATCTTCAGAGCTACAATCTATTATGAGAGCAATAGAAATATTAGGCTCAATGCAAAATATTGCACCAGTATTTGATTATGTTAATTTTGATAATCTTGTTAAACATCTAGCAGACATTGTTGGTATGCCACAAAAATTATTAAAATCACAAAACCAAGTAAACTCAGAAAGAGAACAAGCCGCAGCACAAGCTGAACAACAACAACAAATGGCTCAGATGCAACAAGTTGCACAAGCCGGAGGAGATATAGCACCACTAGCAAAAGCATTGCCAGAAGAAGCAAAAGCATTAGTGGAATAATATGAAACAAGATAAACAACTAGAGAAATTTATAGCCGGATTAAAAAAAAATTATACATACATATTCAATACAGACGAAGGTAAAGAAGTTTTGTCTGACCTTGAAAAAAGATGTCATTATCATTCTACCACCAATATAAAAGGTGATAGCCATGAGAGTGCATACATGGAAGGACAACGTAGTGTCATTCTATTTATTAAATCAATGCTACGAAACAATAAGGAAAAATAAAAATGTCAAATGAACAGATAACACAGGAAACTGTGCCTGTAGAAACAACGACTACAGAAACAGTACAAGCCACAACACCACCAGTAGCAACACCTACTGCACAACCAACATCATCTTGGAAAGATTCTATTAGCGAACAATATAGAAATGATCCTAACATTGAAAAATTTACTGAAGCAGATGCTTTGGCTAAATCTTATATCAATGCAGTTAAAATGATTGGTCAAGATAAAATAGCAATACCAACAAACAATTCAACTCAAGAAGCATGGGATGAAGCTTACGCAAAACTAGGTAGACCAGAATCTCCAGAAAAATATGCTTTAGATGTAAAATCAGATGTTGTTCCTTTTGATGAAACTGCAATTAAATCTTTTGCAGAACAATCGCACAAACTTGGTTTAAATAATAAACAAGCTCAAGGTATATTAGAGTTTTATAAAAATAATATGGAAGGTTCTGCACAACAAGCAAAGATAGATACTGAAACTGCTCAATCACAATCTGAACAAGAGTTAAGACAAGAATGGGGTAGAGACTTTGAAGGTAAAGTTAAACAAGCTGGTGCATTAGCAAAAGCTAATATTAATCCAGAAGTTTTAGATATGACTTTATCAAATGGTATAAGGCTTGGAGACCATCCAGAAATAATAAAAGGTTTTGCAAAAATTGCAAACATGATGTCAGAAGATAAAATTATTGCAACTGAAAGTGAAAATGTAAATACAGTTTCAGATATTGAATCTGAAATATCAGCTATTACTAATGATACTGATGGACCTTATTGGAATAAGCAACATCCAGATCACGATAAAATAGTACAACAAGTTTATACATTAAGAGAAATGTTAAATGCAGATCAATAATCTTAATGATCAAGAAATTCGGTTAGAAGTATTGCGGTTGGTTAAGGAGACAGGATCTGAAGTTCAGAAAAATGATCCCTTGCCAATCGCTGAAAAATATTATAATTGGATAGTAGGTAAGAAAATTCGCAAGAACCTTACTGGCAAGAAGGAATAGACTTCTAGTCTAAAAGACTTTAAATCCAAGAATTGCCTATCAATTAAGATGGATAACCTTTCTGATTTTTTTATAATAACAATAATAATGGAGAGACAATTATGTCGTCACAAATAACTACAGCATTTGTACAGCAGTATTCTGCTAACATACAAATGTTATCTCAACAAATGGGATCATTATTAAGAGATAAAGTCAGACAAGAAAGTGTTGTCGGAAAAAATGCTTTCTTTGACCAAGTTGGGTCGGTAACAGCTCAGTTAAAAACGAGCAGACACTCTGATACTCCACAAATAGATACACCTCACTCAAGAAGAAGAGTATCTCTTGCGGACTACGAGTATGCTGATCTTATTGATCAACAAGACAAAGTACGTCTTTTAATAGACCCTACGTCATCTTACGCACAAGCCGCTGCTTTCGCAATGGGAAGAGCAATGGATGATGTTATTATCGCTGCTGCAACTGGAACTGCCTTTACTGGTGAAACAGGTGCAACAAGTGAAGCTGCTCAAACAGCAATCGCTGCTGGTGGTACTGGTTTAACAATCGCAAAATTAAGAACTGCAAAACAGAAGTTTGATTTAGCAAGTGTTGATCCTTCTATCCCTAGACACATTGTTGTGGGACCAGAGCAAATAACAAACCTTTTAGGAACAACTGAAGTAACTTCATCTGATTTCAATACTGTAAAAGCATTGGCAAATGGTGAAGTAAACTCGTTCCTTGGTTTTAACTTTACTGTATCAAATAGACTTAGCAAAACAGGTAACGATAGAACTTGTATTGCTTTTGCACAAGATGGTATCACTCTAGGAATTGGTAAAGATGTTCAAGCAAGAATAGACGAAAGAGCAGACAAATCGTATGCTACTCAAGTTTACTACTGCATGAGCATTGGTGCTACTAGAATGGAACAAGCAAAAGTTCTTGGTATAGTATGTCAAGAAGCATAATAGGAGGATATAATGGCTACAGTTTATTCAGTTCAAAAGACTAAATGGGACCAGAATGTTCCTTCAGAAAAAATAGAGACTACAGAATTAGCGGGTAGAGTAAGAGTTGCTTTCGCAGAATACGAAGCAGCTTCTCTAGCGATTAATGATGTTGTTGAAATGTTTAATTTACCTAATGGTGCAAGAATTGTATCTGGTAGATTAGCACATGATGCTTTAAATAGTTCAACTCAATTATCAGTTGGTTATGCAGCACATACTAATTCAGCAGGTTCTACTGTTGCGTTAGATGCTGATGCTTACAAAGCTGCAGCAAGTTCTGCTTCAGCTTCTGCTGCTAATGTTGCTAACACTATTGCATTAGGCGAAAACTCTGTTGTAGATGCTGACAAAGATGGTTTACCTGTCTCTGTTACTCTTACAGGAGCAGTAGCTTCTGGAACAATTCAGCTTACAATGTTTTACGTTGTAGACTAATAAATAAAATTTTAGGCGGGGAAAGCGAGAGTGGAACCCGCCTAGAGTGCATGAAGAAAATACAAAATTTAAAACCTGTATTACATTTTAAAAAAGACAATTATGTATATAGGTATGTGTTAGTAGATAGATTTAAAAATGATACTAAATATCATTATGGTTTTGACACTAAACAAGAAAGAACAGAAGAAGAAATATTTGCGTTAGAAAAAGATAGACAAATAAGACGCAAGTATATTATAAGGAAGTGATATGGCATCAACAGTAGACATTTGTAATGGAGCATTAAATCAATTAGGTGCAACAACTATTTTATCACTTACAGAAGATTCAAAAAACGCAAGACTTTGTAACTCAAGATTTACTCAAGTAAGAGATGCAATATTTAGATCGCACCCTTGGAACTGCTTACAGAAAAGAGTAGAAATAGCAGTAGATACTACAGCTCCTGCATGGGGTTTTAGTTTTGCTTATACTTTACCAGCAGATTGTTTAAGATTACTTCGTATATTAGATTATGATTCAAACTACAAAGTAGAAGGTAGAAAAATATTAAGCAACGCATCTAGTATGAAAATATTATATATTAGTAGAGTTACAGATCCTAATGAATATGATGAATCATTAAGAGAAACTTTATCTGCTGCTTTAGGTGCTGACATTGCTTTTGCAGTTACTTCAAATAATACCACAGCAACAAATATGTATAATTTGTTTCAAGATAAATTAAAAGATGCTAGATTTATAGATTCAACTGAAGGTCAAAATGTTGAACAAGATTTAGGTATGTCAGATGTTATAGACGCAGGTACATTTATTAACTCAAGGTTTTAGACCATGGCTAGAGTTGCAGTTGAATTAACAAATTTTACAGGTGGCGAACTATCGCCTAGATTAGATGGTAGAACAGATTTAACCAAATATACTTCTGGTTGTTCAACATTAGAAAATTTAGTTGTATATCCACATGGTTCAGCAGCTCGTAGACCCGGTTCTACATTTATTGCAGAAGTTGCTAATAGTGCAAACAAAACAAGATTAATACCTTTTGAATTTTCTACAACACAAACTTATATGTTAGAATTTTCTAATTTAAAAATGAGAGTATACAAAGATAGCGGTGCTGTATTAGAAGGAGATAAAACTATAACTGCAATTACTAAAGCTAATCCTGCTGTAGTAACTGCTAACTCACATGGTTATTCTAATGGTGATGAAGTAGTAATTACTGCTGTTGGAGGAATGACAGAAGTTAATGGTAAAAGATTTTTAGTTGCAGATAAAACAACAAATACATTTGAACTACAAGATAAAGATGGAGTTGATATAGATAGTTCATCATTTACTACTTATACTTCTGGTGGTGTATCTAATAAAGTTTTTGAAATAACTACACCCTATACTACTGCACAACTTTTTGATTTAAAATTTGCACAATCAGCAGACGTAATGTACATAACTCATCCAGAACATGAGGTAGAAAAATTATCTCGTACTGGTCATACTGCTTGGACATTAACAGATGTAGATTTTACTAAAGGACCAATGCAAGATGCTAACACAACAACCACAACTTTAAATCCTGGTCAATCAGCAGTAGGTACAGGTATAGCTTTAGTTGCTTCTGCAGTTACTGGAATTAATAGTGGTAGTGGTTTTCTTGCAACAGATGTTGGTAGATTTGTTTTTTTAAATGATGGTTATGCAAAAATAACTGGAGTAACAAATACAACTAATGCAACTATAGAAATTATAACAGCTTTAGATAGTGCTAGTGCTACAGATAACTGGCAACTAGGAGCTTTTTCTGACACTACAGGTCATCCTTCTTGCGTAACTTTTTTTGAACAACGATTAGTATTTGCCGGAACAACTAATCAACCACAAACAATATTTTTTTCTAAATCTGGTGATTACGAAAACATGGATGCAAACATTGGTGGTACAATAGCTGATGATGATGCAATCATTTATACAATCGCATCTAACCAAGTTAATGCTATTAGATTTATGACAGCAACAAGAACTTTAATTATTGGTACAGCCGGTGGTGAGTTTACAGTAAGTGGCGGTGGTACAGATAGTGCAGTTACACCTACAAATATATTAATTAAAAAACAATCTAATCATGGTTCAGCTAATGTAGATGCTATAGCTGTAGGTAACGCAACATTATTTTTACAACGTGCTAAAAGAAAAATTAGAGAACTAGCTTATAACTTTGATGTAGATGGTTATATTGCTCCCGATATGACTATTCTTGCCGAACACGTTACTGAAGGTGGTCTAACACAAATTGCATATCAACAAGAACCTAATCAAATAGTTTATGCTGTAAGAGGAGATGGTGAACTAGCAGGATTAACATATCAAAGAGAACAACAGGTAACTGCTTGGCATAGACATATTTTTGGTGGTAGATTTGGTAATGCTACGGTTACAGTTACTGATTTTGCAAATATTGCAAATGGTACAAGAATAGTTTTAACAAAAGCAGATGGTACAACTACAACCTTTACATCCGCTACATCTGCTACTTCTGGAAAATTTCATACTACATCTAGTAACAATCAAACAGCAACAAACTTAAAAACATTAATAAATGCTAATTCTGATTTTACAGCAACAGTTAGTAGTAATGTAGTTACAATTACAGAAACATCACCATTGTCTACAGGATTTTTAACTATTACATCTTTAGATGATTCTATTAGATTAACAAAAACTAATGAAGGTAAATCAGTATGTGAAAGTGTTGCAGTAATTCCAACTGATGACACTGAATATCAAGTTTATGTAATTGTTAAAAGAACAATTAATGGTGCTACTAGAAGATTTGTAGAAATATTAAATGTATTTGATTTTGATGAAACAAATAATACATCATTTAATTTTTTAGATAGTGCATTAAGCTATAGTGGTAGTGCTGTTACAACAATATCTGGACTAGACCACCTTGAAGGACAAACAGTTTCTATATTAGCCAATGGTGCATCACATCCAGATAAAACTGTAAGCTCTGGCAGTATTACTTTAGATCGTTCTTCAACAAGTGTTAAAGTAGGTTTAGCTTATACATCTTTACTGCAAACTATGAGATTAAACAATGGATCACAAAATGGTACATCACAAGGTAAGACAAAAAGAATATATGATATTACAGTTAGAATGTTTGAAACTATAGG